GTCATAGAAACGTAGATTGTCCACTTTTGAAACAACAAGCTTCCCTACAATAGAAGAATCCACTGTACTTTTCTTACTAAACTTCACATAAGATGGATCGTTCTTAATCCATTGATCTCCACCAAGATTTAACCAGCCATCCTTTTCAGCCCATACAATATAAGATTCTGGTTTATTTAACTGACGAATTTTAGAATAGTTTGTATCTGGTCCTTTACGTAAGTTAACGTTGTAACCTTCAATATAAGCTACTCCATCAGTTACAGCTGTGGGTACTTCTGCTGGTTTAGATGGTTGCTCTGGAACAGAAACTTCTACACTAGAATTCTTGTATGCACGTTGCACATCAGCACGAAATTGCGCTTCTGATACACCATGACTACGTAAGTAATCAAGTGGATCTTCATGATCTGTACCGCCAAGATGATGCGTTACATCACTATGCGTCCACAATCCTTTTTCTACACTGATACCACGATCACGTAAAATTTTAGCAAGTAACTTCACATATTTATCATAGCTACGTTTAAATTTCTCGTAATCTCGTGTTTCACAAAGCTCTACATGTACAAAACGTTTATTTGCACCTGGTCCCGCTCCATAAGCAATATACTTTGTATCAGCAATTTGAATATTTTCATCCCAATCCGTTGCATAATGCACAAAAGCATTTTTCCATGTTCTAGCTTCATAATTTCTAATATTGATAGCTGGTGCTTCTGGTGTCGCTGTGGAATGCGCTACTACCCCCTCGTATGCACCGACACCATATCTATATCCTTGCTTTGGTAAATCTGGAATAATTATTTCTCTATCAGCAAAAACACTTCCTACAGATGTTAATAGAATAATAGAAGCCGTTGCAACTGAACTTAATACTTTAATAGATTTTTTCATTTTACATCACCATTCCCCATAATTTTTTGTTTGATATCTGATACATCATTTGCTAATGAACTAAAAGCTTTTGCTTGTTCTTCAATTACACCCTGGTTCTTTTCAATGACCTTTTGATACTGCTCTTCACGCTGTTCATTCTTTTTTTTTGCGTAGTAAAAAGCATCCACACGAATAATGCTGCGAATGCTCCTTGTTGCATCATTGAATTGAAAATTGCATCTTCCATTGTTCTCATCCCCTTTGCAAAAGAAAAAGAGAAGCAAATTTGCCCCTCTTTGTTATATAAGCTGTATTTTATTCAAAATTAAAAACAGCTCATGGCTGCCATCATTTACATGTATTTAGTTAATACTGATCTGCTGATAATGCTCCTCCTATCATTCTATTTTCTACTTCCTCAACATGTTCAATTGTTACTTCATCAGAAGCCCCTGGGCTCTTTTCGGTTAGCTTTACATAATCTTCGGCACAGATAACACTTACTTTGCCGAAAAGTTCAATCTCGTAAACTCTACCACCCTTATTACATAAGTCACATGCAGTAGCAATACGCATACTCAGCGTACCATCAGGAAGTCCCCAAACTTCAACTTTTGTATCTTCCTTGATACCGCAAAATTCTAGCATATCGTTTGGAATACTAACTGTTACCTGATTTTCACCTTTCTTCAAATCAACTACTCTACCTAAGAATGGAGACTTTTCATTAGGTGGCATTGGACGCATAAACTTATCTGGATTCATACTCATCCTCCTCTCTATGTTCTAGAAGTCATATTTGTGAAATTAACATAATTCCATCTGCCATCATGGAAATACCATCCTGTACCTAAGCTACCATTTGTATAATGAATAGAACCTGCATTAAAGCCAAAGTATCCACCACCTACGTTAATCCCATTACATTCGATTGATTGTGTCGTTGCAACAGGATCTTTTGATTCAATCCGAAATCTATTTTCATTGTTGTAAATGTGACCGATGTAACTTCTACGTTCTCCACCGCCACGGGGATAAAAACTGAGTCCCGCACGATCTGTTCCAACGAGTGCCATCATTTCGCCATTGCTTATGATTTCAAGTGGCGCATTCATATAGTTCCATTTGTTCACATGATTGTGATAAATAACATTATCTTTTGTACCAAGTGCAATTGTAGAAAAAGGAAGTGTTCCGTTTACGAGTTGTCCATGTGTTGTATCCCAGTTATAAACAGAAGGAACGTCACCTTCCACCAACTGAACACCTGATACAGCGATTGCTTGCATATTATTTAAGAGCCCCTCACCAAATAAATCAATATAAACATAACCATTTCCTTCTATATAGTTACTGGGCACAGTGAAGGTTAAAGCGTATCTTACTATTTTCCCAGTTTGAATACTTGGTGCATCGTAAGTTTTTGATGCTCGTCCAAGCTCCACAGGAGTGTCACCGTTATATTTACCAAATACCGCCCTCATAATTGGTTTATTCGTAATGTTTACACGATTATCATTGGTAGTTGCTCTGAAATGAGCCGACAATGTGTATTTCTTACCTGGTTTTACCCCTTCAAATAATGTAAATCGAATCCAGTTTCCTAAATCTATCCGCATCGGATTAACCATTGGCTCATAATTATTAACCACTGGTTTCTCAATATATGGATTAGACATAATTGTCCATGTAGGACTGTATTCGATCTTCAAAAAATAATTATTAAAAGTATTAAAAGAAATGTGTGAAAAGTCATGATCTGGAATGAGATTTTTCCTTGGTGTTACTGAAAATTTCTGTCCACGCTCATCTTCAAAAAAGAAGTCAGCCATTTTTGCTGTAATACCATTCTTATCAATTGTTACTTTATCACCACTGATTTTAATAACATCAGCATCAATTCCTTTTGCAGTGAGCCATTTTACAATGGTATCAGCATTGATTTTCAACTTCGCAACATCAATTTGAATCTGCTCTGCCGTCTGGTTAATAACCGAGATAATATCGCCTTTTTGGACGGTACTAGTAATCGCTTTTTCAGTTACGTCAATACGTCCTGCTTGTTTTTCTACATACGCTTTATCCGCATATTTTCCGTCAGCCTGTTGTCTTGTATATACTTCATTTTTTACTGCAGCAAGACTAATCCCCTCCGCATTTGCGGAAATAAGGCGCTCTAATTCAGTTGTTTTTTTATCGTAATCCTTAGTAGCTACTCTATTAGCGATATCTTCAATCATTTTGTCAGCATCAGTTTGATCTTTCGGATGTAGCCAAAATTCTGTAGCTACTTTACCTCGCTGTAACATAGGCATACAGAACCAAGCTCTACCATTTCTTTGTACGTATGGTCGAAACCTTACAAATCCAGTTCCTGCCGGAGCTTTAGCTGTACAAATAGTCCTTACCCAAGTATTAGTAATGATTTGAACTTTTTCTCTAGCAGTTGAAATTCTGGTTGCTTTATTCGATTGCCAAAATTCCATTTCGATAAATACACCATTATCAATAGTAACTTTTCTATCAGTGTTAAAGTAAGCAGAAATAACAATATCTTCATTAGGAGAACAATCTATAAATTGACTGAAAGCACCCCACCATACGTCTTGAGCTTGTCCTGTAGTGTGCATAGAAAATGAATTGTATCCTTTATACTTTAGGTTAGGATCTATAGAGTGCCCTGTAGCCCACCCCCAGTATTTATTGCCTTGAGTAAAACCAGCGTCACGAATCTCATTAGTAGATCCAAGACCACCTACATAGTTCTCAACATCTTTCATTTTCACTGTCAGATCAAGTGCATTAGAATGTTGTTTGATTGTAGATTCAGCGTCAGAAATCTGTTTACCTTGTGTCGTTTGTGTTTCTATCATCTTGCCAACGTTTTGAGAAATACCTTCAGCCGTTTTCTCTACTGCTGTGACACGTTTATCAAATCCATTTTGATTATTTTCAACTTTTGTTACTGTTTCTTTGATTCCATTCACACTTTTTTCAATCTCGGTTGTTTTCTTGGTGAAGTCATCGTTTGTTACTTGGTTTTCTGGAGCTGGTGTCCAATCCTGTGGTTTATTTCCTTTATATAAAGCGACCCATTCTACAACAGCTTTTGTAGTATTACTTGGAAAGTTATATAAACTTAACTTCCGTTCATTTCCACTTGTAGCCGCAATCGCTTTGAAAGTTACGTAAGTTATTCCATTAGCGTAAACACTTGTTACATATCCAACATTGTTAGTACCGCCATTCTGCCAAATTCCAAATTTTTGACCTTGAAGGACACTTCCCTTAATTACAAAAGTGTATTCCTCACCTGTAGAGAAATTTTCAGTTAGAGAATATTGATTGATTAAGTAATCTGTTTTTTCATATTTAACATTTGAATCCAATAAAAGATTACGACCTCCAGCCTTATCGTTATTAACCTTTGTTTCTACAGTTGTTAATTTCTCACTGATTTTCCCGGCTTGTTCTTTAATTTCGGTTGTTGTTTTCTTCAGGTCATTAGTTGTTTGCTGCACATCAGCAATCGTCTTTTTTGTACCGTCCACAGTTTGTTCGACTGTATTTAATTTATTGCCGATATCAGTATCCTTTTTAGTTAGCGATTCAATAGATAATTTAAACCCGTTAGAATCCTGCTCAAACTTTGTTACCTTCTTATCAATTTCACCCTGTTTATTTTGCACATCAGAAATGGTACGACTAACACCTTGTAAGCTTTCTTTCACTTCATTAAATTGCCCTGTTGCTTGTTTTTGCGCTTCTTGAACCTTTTGATTTAATTCGATTTTTGTGGTCTCGATATCTTTGTTCACCTGTTCCAATGTTTCCTTCTTAACGGATTCCACATCAGGAACAACAGGATCCCATTTACCATCCTTCCACAATTTTAGAATACCAGGCTTGCCTTTGCTGATATCTTGCCACAACGTTTTTCTATCCTTTAAGTTTGCTGTTGGTGGATTTACGCCTTCAATAATATCAACGGTATTATTCTTCAAGTTTTCAGCCACTTGTTCAGCACTTTTCTTTGCTGCTTCCGATTCTTTTCGAATGACTTCTGTTTCTTTTACGTTTTCTTGAAGCTTTTTATCTAACATATCTAGTAATTCTTTAGATGCTTTATTTGATAAGCTACCCATGATTTGTGCATATAACCTATCGATCAGGCTTCGTGTATCTTTAATTTCACGATAATTGCCAAAGATATATTTATCTTTCGATGGATCAGTGTCACATTCATCTGCTGCTATTAACCTAGCTTCTAAGAAAAGTGGTGGACTAAACCCTGTATCTTTTATTCGTACCGTATCTCCTTTACGAACCGATTCATGAGATAAACCAAACACTTTTTCAAGCGCTACTGCATTTACTTCATATGAAGTAGAACTATCAATTCGCTTCTTTAATTCTGCTTCAGTTAACTGTTTGAGTCGTTGCTTCGTCATATCTTGATCTTCTGTTTGCGGTGAATAAATATCAAATAAATGCTTACCATCTTTCGACCAACGTTGTAACGCATCGTTGTTACTTACGTACAACTTCCCACCATTGATATCTTCAAATGTTAAAAACTCTTCTTTCCCAGTATCAGGGTTTTCTTTAGATGGCCCAACACCGACAAGAGCGGTTACTACATCTTGACTATTCTCAATACGCCGGATGCCTTGTACATCTTTTCCTAGTAAAAACTCTTTCCCATTGTCACGGCCAACTTTTTTCACTAAATCTACATAACGACCGACAATAAAAGATCCCAATATTTCTGTTCTAAAACGAATCTCAAGTTCAAACGTAGATGCGATTTGTTTTAAGAGATCAAGCGGATTTGTAAAATCCTTAATATGAATGGTACGTATACCAACAAACTCAGTAATCCCACGTTTCCACTCTGTGCCTTGTAAAGCAAAGTTTGTAGATTCGTTGACTGTAGTAGCTTGCAAGGTTTGTGGTTTAATCACAGTCGCTTTCTTTAGCTTTGTATGTTCACCAAGTGCATAAATCTTTTTTGGACGACCTGTTGTATCTTGTTCTACTTCTGTAATAATGTATGAAACAAAAGTACCGTCACGAGTTTGTTTAACGACAAGGTTTTGTTGTATAAGTGATGCCGCTATCTTTGTACCATCAGCTGTGGTGAACTCAAATTTATCTTTGTTATCTTTAAGCTCCCATTGGCGTAAATCATCCCAATAATCCTGTTCTTTGATAACACCTATGATTTGTTCTGTTTTAAAATCCACAATGTGTAATAGATTATTTGCCTTACTCATCTGTAACGCTCCCTATACGTGACATCTACTTGCCCAATGTTGTTTGGGGATATTTCGATTTCATTCTTTCCTTTTTCAATACGTATATAGTCACTCATAAAATCCTTTATATTTATCGCATCTGCTCCGTTAATACGAATACTTGCATCCGATGAATCGATTTCTACAAGATCTCCTTTTTGAACAATATAAGGTATTTGACGTTCTGTATTGCTATTCACTTTTTGTACTTTAATATCGTGTACAGCTGCGATTAATGATGGTGCATCACTAAACGAGCATATATGCACAACAATTTGAGCAACTTTTTTCATAAAGCTATTGCCCGTATCCCACCATTGGGCAAATTTTTCTGTATGGTAATTTCCTTTTTCATCGATTAAAGCAATATCCCCTTGCCAATAGTTTCCCACTCGTGCAATGTGTAGACGTCCATAAAAATCATTCCATGTTGTACGATAATAACCCGTTTCCGCTATAATCAAATGATTGTAGTCACCGTTTCCCGCCATAACTTCACCAAAATTCTCGCTAGAATTTCTATATGCATCAAACATACCTACTTTTCCGACTACAACGCTGTTTTCATCTAATAAATAAAGTTCTACACGTCCCATAGTTGCAGGGTTTAAGTTTCGACATTCAACTATTGCATCAAGTGTGAAATCTTGTAGCGGTCCACCTGTAATACTTCTTTTCACTGCTGGTCCGTGCCAAAATTGCCCTTGACCGTAATCAGATGGCATGATGCGTGCACCATCCGCTATCATTTTCCCTGCTACGATTCCGTAATCTGAAACAAAATCCTTTCCCACTTCCGTCCAACCCACTAGAGAATTCGCTTTATCATGCATAACCAATTCATACCGACTTATTGGCGTTTCATCTATCTTAACTGGGTATCCTATACGAAAATGTTGACCTCCATTTTTATTTATAATATCGATGAATGTGGACGGATTCTCTACCTGTATCTTGAATTTCGGTTCTGAAAATACACTTCCCTCATTCAAAGCATCCATTTTAATAATATTATTTGATTCTAGCTTTGCTTTTGCATTTCGAATTGGTCCTAATTTATAAGGCATTGGACAAATAAATTTAAGCGTTCCTATTCCAAGTGTTACAAATTCATCCGGATCAAAGCTATCATCCACAATTGCTAAATACGTTCTGTTTGGTTCTACATCAAAAATAAGTTCTGTGGGTTGATCTGTTATTAGCCAACTTGCAATTTCCTCTTTCAGCTTTTCCAAGTTAGATCCATCAGGTACTATAATTCCTACCGGAATAGATAAAACACGCATCTCTGTTTGGGTGTTTAACAGCCTTGCGCCTGGATATCCTGGAACGTTTAGAAAATTTCGTTTCAATGGTGCCCAAGTAGGCCTTTTCCATCCTTTTTCAATTTGGACATATTTTTTACGTTCATTGTTAAATGTAAAAGAACTCACTTTAACACCCCATTTCTCTATAAAATAAAAGAAACCCAAACCTAAAAGGCTGAGTCTCTTTGTTTTTCTCTTTCTTGGTACTCGGTTGTATATCGATACGTACCACGCGCCACATCTCGTCCCTCTATAACAACAGGAACTTCAACAACTAAATCACCACCAAGCATCGGAATTGCTCCGTCACCAGATGGTCCAAGTGAGTTATTAAATACTTGATTTGATACACTGCTTGTCATAGCTTGTCTACTATTTGACATACTTCCATACACACCACTCATAACAGACTTTAAACCCGATAATTGGCTCATAGAACTAGCCATCATGCGACTCATATCACCCATTAATTGATTCATAGTCCCAGTAATACCGAGTGATTTTTCTTTCGATGATAAAGGTGTAACTGTGATTGAATTACCCTTCTTCGTAAATAACTCTGGTCCGGCTTCTCCTGTGATAAATGAACCATCACCTACAGGCTTTCCTCCTTTAGCAAGCATCGGTACATGAGGAATAGTTGGTGCACTAACACCTGGTATATTGTTTAGTAATTCTGCTGGTGTGTTAAAACCGTCTATGAACTTATTTATGATACGAATAATTCCATTAATCGCTGTTTTAATACCGCTTTTAATTCCATCCCATACACCTAATACAGCTGATTTCATTCCTTCAAAAGCTCCACTAACAGCACTTGTTACCCAACGAACAGGAGTCATAATTGCATCTTTCAGTCCATTCCAGACAGAAGATGCGGTTGACTTTATACCTTCCCAAATGTTTGAGAGTGTTGATTTAATACCATTCCAAATACTACTACTTGTACTACTAATCATATTCCATACAGTTGAAATTGCTTCTTTGATGTTATTAAATACAGAACTTGCTGTGGAAACAATTGAATTCCATAAACTAGAAAGGAAACCTTTAATCGTATTCCATACAGCGCTAGTAGTGGAACTAATCGTATTCCAGGCATTCACAATCCAGTTTTTTATTGCATCAAAAATTGGTGTTACGATAGCGACTAATCCATTCCAGCATGCTTGTAAGAAATTCTTCACTGTATTCCACACCGTCATTGTGGTGGAACTAATAACATCCCATACATTCACAATCCAATTTCTAAGTGTTTCAAAGACAGCTGTCGCAATCGAAACAATGCCATTCCAACAAGCTTGAAGAAAAGCAACTATAGCATTCCACACTGTTGTTGCAGCTAAACTAATAGCATCCCACACAGAAACAATAAAACTCTTTATTGATTCAAATATTGGAGTAGCAAAGTATAAAATAGCTGTCCAAACCGCCTTTAAGTATTGCGTAATGAAATTCCATACCGTTTGAATAACTGTGGAAATACCATTCCAAATCATAGAGAAGAAATCAGCAATGCCTTGTAAAATAGGAGTTAGAAAGGCAACTAATCCATTCCAGGTGCTAATGAAAAACTCACTAATCGCTGTCCACACTTCAGAAGTAGTTTGACTAATACCATTCCAAACTTCTGATAATGTCTCAACTACTCCATCCCAAATACCAGTCAAATACTCAACTATTGAATTCCATGTTTCCGTAGTAGTTTCAACAATCGAATTCCATGTTTCAGATAAGGACCCCGTTATTCCATTCCATAGTTCTACTAAAAACTCTTTAATTGAATTCCATACAGAAGCTGTAGATTCACTAATACTTTCCCATGTTTGAGTTGCCCATTGAGATATACCGTCCCATATTCCTATTAGAAATTCTTTAATCGAATTCCATACCTCGATGGTCCATTTCTTGATATCGTCCCAATTTTTATAAATCGCAATACCCAGAGCCGCTATAGCGGCTATAATAACAGGAACAACAGCAACTATCCCGGCTGCTATCCCTGCCCCGACTCCAAAAACACCCATGATCATCATAACTATAGGAGCAAGCGCCATAATCGCACCGGAAATAACACCAATGGCTACAGCGATAGCCGCTAGTGTCGCTGCTAATTCTGGGTTATCAGAAACCCATTCAGCAAATTTAGAAACAAGATCTGCTACCACTAATAAAACTGGTTCAAGAGCCATTTTTAAATCTTCCATGGCTTTTTGAAACTTAACAGCTGGACTTGCATCTATTTTAGAAGTTGCTCCATGTAAATCTTCTACTCCTTTTTTCAAATCAACTTGCTTACCTTCTGCCTTTAGAATCGTATCGATAATTTTCTTTCCTTGGTCTTCCCAAAGGGTACCGAACATCTTCGTGCCAAGCGCATTTCTGTCTGTCGCATTTTCAACACCAGCTAAAGCCTTGGTTGCTTCAAGCATCGCTTTTTGTCCATTTTCACCACCGCCAGCAATTGCTTGTCCCCATTTTTCAAATTGATCGGCTGAAATCTTTGTTTTATCTAAAACCACTTGCATAGACTTATCTACACCGGCACCAAACTCAGCCATTTTGATACGGCCTTCTTTAACACCATCCAATAGGTTGTCTATATTCCAGCTTTTCGTGTCTACACCCGCTGACATAATTCCTTGAACTTCTTTAGCTGTAAATCCAGCTTGAACCATTTGGTCACCATATTCAGCAATAATATCTAATTGTTCTGGTGGAAAACCCGTTTTTAATAAAGTATTAACTAATCCTAAAGCCTCTTCATTAGTAATCCCTAATGTTGCACCAATCTCATTCGCTTCCTGTATAAGCTCATTAAAATCAATCCCTGCATAACTTGAAGCGATAGTTGCCGCTCCTTTAACTACAGCCGCATTCGTTTCATCAGAAGCATCCTTATTTAATGCCCATTGTTTTCGAACACCCTCTAAGGCTTCTTCTGCATCCACACCATAAGTAGTTACGCCCCTTACAGCTTCTTCTACTGATTTTTTCGAAGATTCCGGAACATCAAAAGTGATATCAATCTTTGTTTTTATTTTAGACATGTCCATTGCTTGCTCAACTGCACTTGCAATACCGCCACCGGCTGCTATACCACCTATGACATTTTCTAGTCCTATTTTAAGTCCTTCAAACTTTTCCTCTGTCCTTCCAGCTTCTTGTTGTAAATCTCTTAACTCATTTCGTACTTGTTGTATGGAGTTTCCAGCATCCACAGAGCGAAGCGCACGTTGTAATTTTTCTATATCCGCTTCTGCTCCTAAAGCTTCACGACCAATAAGACCAATTGCCTGTTCTAACTGGCGACTTGTAGCCGACCCACTTTTAATTGCATTTACAAGGCGATTACCTAATGCTCCTGCAAATTCATCAACACTTTTTCCTGTAGCACTAAATAAGGTTTCTAATTGCCTAGTGGAGCTTGCTACACTTTCTTGCTCAGCTTTCATGTTTCCAAGCTTATTTTTCAACCCATCAAGTGATCCTTGTGTAAATTCAATTTCACGCCTAAACGCACGATACTGTTCTTCTGAAATTTTTCCGTTTTCAAATTGCGCTTGGACTTGCTGTTCCGCTGCCTTCAATTTATCTAACTTTTGTGTTGTGTTATCAATTTGTTGTGTAAGTAACTTTTGCTTTTGAGCTAAAGCTTCAACATTACCAGGATCAAACTTTAGTAATCGCTCAACATCTTTTAGTTCTTTCGCTAAGTTGTCACTCTGCTTATTAACATCTTTCAAAGCATTTTGAAGACCTGTGGTTTCACCACCAATTTCAATTGTAATTCCTTTAATTCTTCCTCCTGCCATCATCTCACCCCTTTCTTAGAACGAATCGAAGTCTTTTTGATTTGCTTTACGAGCTTTTTCTTTATCTGGATTCTCCATTTCAGCGAATTCAGCGATATAATCAAAACAATCACCAATAGTCATTTCTTCTAAATCACCATGTGATAATTTCGCTTTATAACAAAGAACAAGGAAAGTATCAGTGGATAATTCTTCATCACTGAAATTCCCTTGCTCTTCATTATTTTTCTTTATTTTTTTTTTGCTCCCATCGTACTTTGAATCAGGTCCATGATTTCTGGAATAATTTCAGAAATAGGGAATTCATCAAATCCATCTAACCATGTAATCGGATCAGCGATTTCAGGGTTTGCTGTTTTTGCATATAACCAAACTAAATCATAAATAACTTCAAAATCTACTTTACTTAAATCAGCATTTGCTAAATCAATAGTAGGCTGTGAACCATTTTGAGGTGTGATTGGCGAAATTATTCCTAATCCAAACATATCTGCAAATAAATCACGTCTAAATTGCGCTTTATACTTTTTAACTGTTGCTGCTGTGCTTTTTAATCGGACCTGTTTTCCGTCTATAGTAATTGTCTTTTCCATCTACTTACGCTCCTTTTGCTAATGTAGTTTTTGCATATACTTTTTTATACCAATCATCATAAACCGCTGGTGTTGTTTTAGATGTAGTTTTTGTTTTAACCATACGCTTTCCATTAATATCAATCGGACTAGATACAAATTTAAGTTCGTTAGTATTCGGTTCAGCAGAACTTGTTTTTGTTTTAGATGCAACCGTAGGACGACTTGCAGAGTTGTTAAACAGAACGTGACGAGTTGCTTTTTCATCCCCATCAAATTCAAATAGCAATGCAAACTGTTTACCTTTCGCATCAGCCAGTTCATTTAACACGCCATCTTCCGCATCTAATTCTTCACCCAATACATCCACAGCAAACTGTTCTGGAATAGTAGCAATGCTCAATGTTCCATCATAACCCTGGTTGTTACTTGCTGAATAATAAAGCATGTCATCTGCATAGAACTCGATTAAATCACCACGTGGATCTAATGTTAGTTCGACAGCTCCCGGAATCGGAATTGGAGTTTTAAACTTTACTACTCCATCTAGAATTTCATAAAGCGCATAATAAACATTCTTCAAACCAAACGTTACCTTATTTTCTTTATTCATTTATATCAACCTCGTTTCATAAAATTTTTGATACATTTTTTCAGATTCAATAATCCCTTCGAATGGGGAATCGTAGGGTATTTCATTATCATCAAGGACCTTTTCAAGTTTGGCTTCTGCAACTAAATCTTTTCTAGCTGTATAAAGCTCTATGTTTAAGTCATTTATCTTGTGATAGACCTTGTTATCGGCCATTAAATTTGCGGATCCGTCCACAAGAAAACAAATATAAGGTGGCGCTGGAACTGGATTAGTTGTTGTTGCTGTGAAATGCGAATAAGCCACAGGATATCCTGTAGCATCTAGAATCTTCTTTAATTCACCTAATGTCATTGTTGAACCGCCCTTTCCACACGCTCAACAAAATCATTAATCGCATGCTCTTCAGCTGGAGCAATGTGCACTTTGGGTGGAACACGCCCTCCATTGGCTTTCACATGACCAAACTCTAATAAGTGGGCAATATGATGGTTCGTTGCATTATGCACAATAATCTTATTACCTACTTTTTTCTTACGCCATCCCTTGCGATAATTCCCTGTTAATTTTGGACTTTTTTGTTTTAATTCCTGGACTAGATTATCGGCAACTTCTTCTTTCGCAACCTCAATTTTCTCTTCCACAACATTGGCATATCTTTGTAACTCTCTTGTGATATCTCCTGATAAACTATTAATACTTCCCATTCAACTTCACCTCACAGACGCTCTTGAGCAATAACAGTGAGCGTTTCATTACGTTCGCCATCATTAATTGGCGGATGTGTTATATCAAAAATACGCCCTTTAAAATTAATTTTCATAGTTGTCTCAACGTCAGGCCGATATCGGATAATAAAAAGATATGTTCTTTCCGCTTGAGATGCTGCTGCTGCAAAATATTCTTTACCTAGCATTGTTTTAATATCTGCCCAACAAATTGCATAATCAACATCTTTCTCATCAATAACCTGTCCTAAATCGTCTGTAGTTGTTTCAGTTTTAATAAAAGTTATTTGATGTTTTCTGTTATTACTCAGTCTCTTCGACATCACTAAATACCTCCTGGACAAAGAAAGGTGTCATTGCATCTAAAGCTACAATCAATTCTTTTTCGGATACACGGTACTCATAAAAAATACCAGCACACATAATAACTAGATACTCTGTTTGTTCACCAGTTGCATTGAGAACATAATTTTTTCCTTGATTCAAATAAAATGAGAGCATAGAATCATCCATACCCTCATCCCATCTTATATGTTCCTTAAATTTATTAATTAAATCATCCATATTAAGCTCCAGTAGAAGCTTTTAAAACATACTTATAAACTGGAACTTCAAATGGTGAATGAATGAGTTGTGCATCTAGTAAGTTCCAGATACGGAAACCTACACGGTTTGTACGCGAGAATAACTCAACTAATTTTTGCACTTCTAATGATCCAATGACATCCTGAATGTAGAATTTAGAGAAGTCACCAAAATAGAATACTGGCGTATCTGATGAATCAGGAATGTCAATTGCATCTTCTTCCTCAACAGGGAAGCCTAATAGCGTATAGCCAATTCCACCTTCCGCTTGATTAAATGGACGAAGTAATGGGAAACCATCATCTGTTTTCATTGTTTCAATTTTTGTTAGTGCTGCTGTATTCAATACCCATCGCGCTTTTTTACGAACTTCTTTAACAGGTGTATTTTTCATTTTCACTAATGCATCATAAAGATTTTTTTCATCCGTTTTAAATTCAACAGCTTTCTTTGCCAATGCACCATCATTTATGTTATTAGCTTCATCACCATTAACCATATATTGAGTTTCTTTGCGAACATAAGCTTTCTTTAATTCGTCCATAACAATTTGTTCAATTGGTAAACCTGTACGTGCTAATAACTTTTTCGTTACTGTAGCAAGCGCATCAAATTCCGTTGGTGATAATTCAATTTCATCGAACTCGATATCTGTTTCTGGAATTTCATTATTTGTTCGCTCGTTTTTATGACCTTGAGCTTCTGCCTTCTTAACTAAAACAGGATACTTAATATTTTCTTTTGTTTTTACTCCTGTTCCTAATCGACGTAAGAAGTTTTCTTCTTGGGCATACGTAATAATTTCTTTACTCAAGAAATCTGGAATCGTAACAGAACCATTACCAGTCACTAACCCTAATGCACGTGCTTCTCTCTCATCAATATTACCAACAATATAATTAGCGAAAGCTGAACGAGTTTCCGTTTCTTTGTTTTTAGTAGATTTATGACCTTTAGTAGAAAGAGCCGCTGCGATAGATGCTGAAATAGCGGAACGTTGTTCTTCTGACAGTTCAGTTTTTGCATCGGGATTTTCTTTTGCCGCTGGATTTTCTTTTTTATCTGAATCATCGTCTTCCTTTTTGTCTGGATTTTCTCTTTCTTCCGCTTCTAGTTTCGCTAATTCATCAGAAATAGTTTGTACTTCTTTTGTTAATTGCTCTACTTCTGCTTTTACGGCTACTAATTCTTCTGAACGAACTTCATTTTTTTCTACTTTCCCTTGTAATTCTGCTAATCGAGATTTCGTTCTTGTTAAAGATGCGTTTAAGATTTCTTTTAAATTCATATTAATTTTCCTCCAAGACCTTTTTTATTTGTTTAATAATATTGTTTCTTTCTTCGGTATCATCTTCCACAACTGTTTTTATGGCTGCTTCTTCACTTCTCATTTCAATCATGGCTGTATTTTCGCCCCTGGTTTCAATTGAAGTGGCAACATATGCTGGTGTCATATCCAAAATAGAAACTTCTAAAAGTTCTAATTCTTCAATAGATCGTTTTTGAACACCAGATTCGCCTTCTTCCCATGAATCCTTTTCAGAAACAAAACCAAATGACCAACCACGCAATTCTTTATTCCTTGCCTTCTCAATCACTTGTTCATCTGTAACTGTAGCGATAGCTCTTAAACCAATGTTATCTTCATACAATTCCAGATTTCCGTTTTCAATAGAACCAAGATTTCTATTCTTATCGTGGTTAAAAAGTAAGTCCACATTCTTTGCTTTCTTTAACGCTTTTTCAAACGTCTTAGGAACAATTCTCTCTTTGAAATATCCCCTCGGAGAAGGCAGCATTCGACTTTCTCTATCCACAACATTTACATAACCATCAAGTATGACTTGATTCCCTCGGACCTCAATTTTCATTCTCTTCACCCCCTCCCAATGAACCACCCGCCGCTTCTTTCTTGCCGATTTCAGTTAAATCATTAGAAATATAGATTGCTTGTGATTCAGGTGTATTTTGTTTAGGGAATCCGAGCATATCGGCAACGTTGTCAGGTGAAGTAATGGCTGTACGCACCAGGTTGTAACCAATATTCGTCTTGTTGCTATAAGTAACAAAGTCAAGAATATTAATCTTGAATTTAATTCGTTTTCCCGAATTCTGGCCATAAAAAAGAAGACTCAAATGGTCTTCGAAATTTTTCATTATAGGTCTTACTGCTTTGTTGTGGATATACATCATCGCTTTTTCAATATCTTCTTTGATTAGCTCCGTGTATGTATCCACATTTATGCCTAAATACTTACCTAAATCTTTTTTATATACATTTAGATATGCTAAGGTCTTTTCATCGTCTAGAGGGCTTTTAAGAGTCTCAATTGAGTACCCTTTTCCAAGTGGAATCATTTTTACAGACCTTGCTTCATCGATTGATTCCAGTTGATCTAAAATTGCATTGATTAACTTTGACTGAGCACCATTCTGTGGATTGATATGAGCATCCAAATTTAACAAGAATGCTAATAGTCCGCCCTTTTTATATTTGTCAGTTAAAGTTTTTTCGGCTGACATAACACCCTCAAGTGTATCTCTTCCTAAATCAAGAAGACCTTTTCCTCTTAAATGATCCGCACCAATATTTTTTACATGTCGAATCATAAATGGAGGAACTTCGTGACCACCAATATTAAAATGCTCTACTAAATTATCATCTAACTCTGTAAAAACATTTGAAGCTAAATGTATTTGAGCACCATTTAATATCGGGAATGTTTCTCCCTCGAGTAAATACGTATTCGTCATTAATTTAATGAACTCAGATTGTGTTAGATAATTGTTAGGATTTTTTAAGATTTGGAGTGCAATGTCATCTTTAATTTCATTACCAAATCCATCTTCCACAACAATATCAGCCAATACCATTTGATTACTAATGTCTTGCAACAACTCGTAAACGTCGCTAGATTGTAAGATGTTTGAATCCGTAACATATACACCGCCATAACGAATACTTTTTCCTAAAACATCATCAAGATAGCCACGATTTTCAGCCTGTTTAAATAAATAATTTGAAAATCTATCCCTTAAACCCAATTTCTCACCACCTTTCAAGCATAAAAAATAAGCCCTCATGTGAGGACTTTTTGTATTTAGATATTTTAATCTTTTAAAACTCCAAAGCAAATTACTTATCTTTAAAGAATTTGTTTCTTAAAACTATTTCAATCTCGGATACAGCATTATTAATCATTCTAATTGAATCTATTAAATATGTATCTGATACCACAATTTCATCTTCAATTACCTCTAACTCTTTTGGTACTTGATCTCGTTGATCTACCCTAACGACTCCTGTGTTATGCGCCACAATATTTCTAATTAAATATATACCACTTAACTTTTCAGATACATTTTCATCAAAGTTAAAATTGATATTCTTTTTCAAATACTTTTCCCAATCATTTAATTTGAAATGACCAACTTTATTCAACTCTTTATTAATTAAAAGTTCTAAGGGATCGTCAAGGTTATTTAAAATATCCATACTTGAATAAATACTAATCTCATTTTTTAATATTTGTGGCTGTATTCGATATATCTCTGAAAAAGCTTGATTAAGATAAGTTTCGAACGACCCCCATACGAAGACAACAAGAATTGAATAAATATACTTGTCTAAAATTTTATGTTCTTTTTTAGAAAATTCCATAGCCTCAGAAAGTATATCTAGCTCTTTCTGATTAACACGTAAAGCATATCCACCTTTACCATTAGGCTTAAACATGCTTTCTTCATCTTCTCCTAACAATTCGTCTGGATCAACTTCAGCCCTTTGAAACTTCTCTAATAACTCATCATGTTGCTCTATATATTTATTTAACCCTGTTATGCTTACATATAACAACTTTTCTACTCTATCACTTGATGTTTTATATCGCATAAAAGCTTTGGTTCCAGAAAACCAATTTAAATCTTTTTCATCTAATGACTGACCATATCCCAAAGTTTCTAACATTATTTTTCTCCTTTTATCTTAATAATATAAATCTTATTATAAGATAAATTTAATTCATAGTTCCAATAACAATTAAAATTTATAAGAAAATTGTTTTTAATTTCTACCTACTTACAGATCCCCAATATTTATGTTGTTTCTAAGTGTTTAAAACTCATAAAAAAGACTTATCACCTATATATACTATTTAAATATTTTTCATATTCATCTTGCGGAACTACATCTTCCATCATGTTCAATGTTTCTTTGTGACCAATTAACATGGCTACAAAACCATCAATGTGCTCTGGTGATTTACGTTTTGATGGTGTTTTTAAATTATTAATATTTGTTATTACTTTTGCGTTACTTGCACAATAAATAAGTAAAGGATTATCCGTTTCAATTCGGTCCTGAAGCAATAAGATTTCAAAGTCATCAAACGGCTCATTCATGTGAGTTGGGTACTGTGGAACTTCCACACATTGAATGCCGAGCATTTCCCACTTCTCAACAAGTTTTTCAGCAAGTGCTGGATCATAGTTTATTTGACGTAAATCAAAGTTCTCAAATACCCATTCCACATATTGATTTACCATTTCTTCATCAACTGTCTTCCCAGGGCAAATTGTAACGAATCCTTTTTCAGCTAAGGCGCGATAAGGAACATTTCTTTGCTGCTCTTTATCTTCAATTCCAAACTCAGGAATAAAATACATTTGTTTTACTTTTAACAATGAAATACCATCATCATTAAATGTTGGAATATTTATCGATACACAAGTTAAATCGGTACGTCTTGATAAATCCACACCAACAACACAAGTTAATCCTTCCACATCTTTTAAATAATCCACGAGCATTTTATCCAATTGATCCTTATCAAAATAAGTCTCTGCATAGTTAACGAAAACATCCAAATGCTTAGATAAGAACTCTGCCTTATTAAAGCTATTGTTTTGAGCTTCTTTAAATGCATTTTCAAGAAACTCCATGTTAACTGATACATCCATATTTGGATTAACCATTCGCCAAACATCACGGTCTTCCCAATCAAACTTTTTATTTGGCTCATAGATCATCATGAACCAAGAATCATCTTTATCATCTTTTAAAACTTCTTTTGCATATGTATAAATTTGTGTTCCGAGCGAGCCGGTATTTTTCCCTGCTGTGGAAGTGATGATGTTGAGTGGTTCTTCTTGAGCAATTTGTGCTGAACGTAAGTTATCATATTGTTCACGGTCCATTTGAGCATGGACTTCATCAAAATAATTGATATACGGGTTTTTACCTTCATTACCAGCGTTATCTTTTGTAAGCACCTTAATCGTATTGGCGTATTTAATGTCATCTTCCACAAATGTATATTTAATTGACTTAATCGTATCCTCTTTTCCTTTATAGATACGCGTATCCGGACGTAAATCAGGACTATTTTCAATCGTTAAAGCAATTGGTCCGGCTGCATTTTGACATTGTTCAAAAGTATTAGCGGAAATATATATATCGGCACCTTTCACTCCTTCACCGTACATCGCATAAATACCTGGTGAACCGCCCATAATAGTTTTTCCGTTTTTCTTTGGAACCTGCAAATAAGCCGTACGAATCACTCGCACCGCTTTACCATCATCGTTATATTTTTGCCATCCATAAACATTAGCAAAGAAGAACTTTTGCCAGGTCTCTAAAATTAATGGCTGTCCTGCCCATTTTCCTTTTGCATGTTTTAAGAATGTTTCAGTGAAATAAATCATTGCATTCGCTTTTTCAACATCGAACCAAATATCTTTTCGCTTCTTCCATTTCTTATATCGTTTGATTGCTAACTTAATAGAATCAGGATATAAGTGGAGGGCTGCATCTACTTCTGAAACGAAAATATCTGCGTAATTTGTTTCAAAATCAATCATCGGCTCATCCTTTGCCTAAACTTCAATAATTTGTTGTTATCAGTAGGCTCAGTGGCCTCTTTCTCTGCCTTGCCTTTTTCGAGAAGAACCCCACTTTTTTTAAGTAACTCTTTGTTCTTTCCGTCCAGTCCTAATTGCCCCAAATACTTCGCTTTTTGTTTGGACCAAACTTCTACTTGTTGAGCTAATGGATGTTTCGATTCCTTTACATCACCATTTACATTCTTTGTTTTTTGGACTGTTGGAAAGTTTGAATTCTTCCACAACCCATATTTGACGCTGTATATCTCAACTGCATCAAGATAAACTTCAATCAATGGATCAAGCGCTGGCGAATAAGTTCCGGCTTCAACCAAAACATTCATAATACGCTGTGCTTCTAATTCTTTTTTCTTTTCAGCTTCAATTACGACCTTCGATTTTCTGGCCATTCCTTAAATCACCACCTAAAAAAACGAATTTTTTTTCAAAAAACCATTTTGTGGTGCGCGTTTGCACCCCCACTCCCTATCCCCCCATAAAGCCAGAGTTTCTTTTTTCGATAGGGGGGCTTATAGTTTCCAGTCGAACTTTTTCTTTTCCTGGTATTTTTCATTTGTTTCTCTTTCTACAATCGGATGACACTTAGAACAAAGTGTATCGATATTATCTGGATCTAATCTTAATGAAGGATTGATTTTAATTGGAACAATATGATGATGATGTGCTTGCTTACCAAACACAAACCTCCCACATCGTTGACACAATCCCTTGTCACGTTGATAACAGAATGACTTTAAATCTTGCCAGGCTTTTGTACGATAGAATGATCTGTTCTTTGAATACGCAACTATCTTCTTCTGTTTACGTTTATGATTGAGACAGTATCGTCCTTTATCGATTAATGTCTTGCATCCTTGTTCAGCACAGTACTTCATGATAATAAATCAATGATGTCTTCTTTCTTTTTAACATCAGCTGGAATCTCAATGTTAATCGATGCAGCATAATCATGTAATTTTTTCACTGTCATACCATTTAAATTAACTACTGTCTTATCAGGTTCACTTGATAAATCTATGCCTAGTATCATACTCTCAGGATTAACTGTTACTTCGAATCCTGGTTCTTCACCAGTTGGTACAAATAGACTTCGCTTTTTTTCGTTATCCCAATACTCTGTACCTGATATTGTTTTTCTAATTTCAGTAATCATTTTGTTTCACTCTCCTTATCTTTCCTTAACAACAAAGACGCTGTCCCAATCGTGATAACGCCTGAAATAATTATTACTATATATATAAACACCTATTAAAAAATACTCTTTTATTTTGGGAATTCCCATGTAAACTCTTCAAAAAATTCAGTTGTATCCATCACATATGTTTTTTTGTTAATATCTCCTATTAAAAATTCAAAATAATCTTCCACAAACTTATTTGTGATAGCTATACGGTATTCTTTTTGATATTCAAAATATTTATCTTTCCAAAAAAACATATCGTAACTAGCTTTATTAAATGCAGTTTTTCTTTCTTCACTCCCAACACTAAAATCTACATATTGAACCGATCCGTAGCATCCCTCTAGTTTTTCCCTAGTCAACGCCTCGACAATCTTATCAAGAAAATAATTTGGAAGTACTACAGCTTTTTCACCAAAATCTTTTAAGAAGTTTTCCTTGTGTCCCTCACTTAATTTCACTTGGACACTTACTGATGAATCAGTTTCACTTACTACATGTAAATCTGAGCTATTAAAAATAGTACAACAAAAAACGGGTACTTTTTTCACATTCTCATATCTACGAGTCGTAGTTCCTTTTTTAAACGTTGCAAGTACCTCGTTCGTTTCAGGTGATATTAAATATCCTTGTTCAACGTGTTCTACAAAAGCACCTTCATACTTGTCGCCCTGCCCTTTGCTATTTTTTTTCTTCTCCAAATCTATGAAGAACCCCAGTCTGTTCATAAACAGCTTACCTTCTATCAAACTGTTTACATATTCCTCTTTCAAAAATTTAACCAAAATACCAGCATTTTCGTATTTCTTTATATCGCTTAACTTTTTTAATCCCATAGTATCCTCCCTTAGTTATCTGGAAAAATATCTAAATAATTATACTTTAGAATCACACAAGATATCTTGTCACAATAAAAAGCACCTGTTTTATTCAGATGCTTTTATTACTAAATCTTCACTTACTAGTTCTGTTATAGAGAAATCAGCAGGCCTAAATTCTTTAGTTAAATTGTAATCTTCTTTATTCTCTCTATTTTTTTCTTGTATCCATAAATCAATGGCCTCCACAGCACCCTTTGCAGAAACAACAAATTTTATAGAATTATATTCAATAAGATATAAATAATTGCCTCTCATACTATCAACTCCTCTATGACAGTATATTGTTTTTTGTCATAAAAAGCTAATAATTATAATTTACTTCCAATTTGTATTAATATATATTAGTAAACATAAATACTAAAGGAGGAAATCTATGATTAATGCAATAGGTATAGCTGTGATTCTATCGTATGATTTTAATAACAAAAACAAGGTTTATCTTAATAAAAGTAATGCACTCATAGAAATTATCAAATCTAAAAATATGATTGATTATGGAGGCAACCCTGTAATAGAACTAACATGTAAATATAGCATTTTAATAGACAGAGACGCGGATTGCAAGTCACTTGATGATTATGCAGGAAAAGTATTTCCTTTCCTTAGCTCAGTAGTAGAAATTGGTCTTGTTAGAAATGAAAATTACCATTTTGCATATACTGATGCAACTACTTATAACCAGCCACAACCTAAACATATAAAAGAAATCATAGAAGACCTTCTAACAAACGAATAGAGAGAGCAACCGTGCACCAGTTACTCCTTCCTATATAACTCTTGTTGTTCTTCCAGTCACCGCATTTATTTAAATAGACTACGTGTCTTATACGTCAGTGACTGGAAGAAGAGCAAAAGCTCTCCTTATAGACCGTTTAGTTTTTTGTACTCTTACATAATTTCAAATAGATTCGGAAGTTCTCTTTGTAATTATGTACTTGCCCTTTAAACACCGGTTCATTCAAACAAGCGTCCATAAAAGTTGCATTCGGTAACCAACCCATTAAAATTTCACGCTTTCTATACAGATAGAAAAGAGCAACCCTACACCAGTTGCTCTTACGTAAAATTCTATGAAATTACTATAATTCATTTTTTCAATAGTTAACATTCACAGAGCTGAGTGTCATTAAAGTGTAATTTCCTCCGCAAACTTTATTCTTCTTATAATCTCAGCATGTTTTTTATAAATATAACTAGCACTGTAATTCATATTCTCGGCAACTTCTTCTAATGTCATTCCGTCAATATACTTGTGTTTAATAATTTGATTTTCTAAACCCTTGAACTTACTTATTAAATTCACAAGATTTCTCATTTGCTCTTGTTTTATAGAAAGTTCACTTTTTATCTTCTCAATTATCTCTTCTACCTTTGCACCTTGTGAATCTGATGTTAAACGTACATCGCACAAATCGCCACTGATCCAACGTTTTAATTCAGCTTCTGTTTGTTCTAAGTTGTATTCTAAATATGCAATTTCTTCTTCAAGTTTTTGATAATCTTTAAGCCATTTAAACAAGGAATGACTCACCTACTTTCTATTTCAAAGCCTGGGCTTATTTCGTCATATTTCTTCTTTTTAGTTGTAATCTTAAATGTCCCACGCACACGTTAAACTTATTAGCAATCTTTTTGTATGTCATTCCGTTCTCTTTAAGCTTGACTGTTGTTTCACAAATTTCATCCCATTGCTCCGTTGTTCTTCTCCTTTGCTGTTCATTAACGACTTTACCACCCAAAAAAGCACCAATTTCATTGAGCCTTTTTCCAATCTCGCATTTCATCCAACAATATTCCAAATCACGAGAACACCTATTTTTACAACTGTGACAATGACCCTCTATCAGCTTCCCAACTTCCATCCTTGCTTCTTTTTTATTCATATAGCTGTCATCCCTAATTTTTCCACATGATATAAATAATCAACTGATGCTCTATTTGTTTGTGGCACTATATACGCTCTTCTCTCAAATTCCTCTCTTGGAATAGACTTTCTTCCTCCATCATAAAGCATCGATTCGTAATATTCGAATACTAAGGAAACCGGAACAAAATAAATGACATGGTCCGTTCGGAATTCAATTAAGAAGAAACAAATAGCTCCCATTTCTTTTGTATCCTTTAGGTAATCAATTTGATGTCTATGTATATATTCTAAAGGGAAACTTGTATTCTTTTCCGTGGATTTCGCTTCAAAATATACCGCTCTACCTTTGTATACACCATCATAATCAACTGTTGATTTCTCTTGCCAATTGCTTTTCGTTATATTTCCTCGTTTATCAGTTTTTAAGACTTTAACTGGTGTAGGTCTTTTATTAAAAACACCTATGTTTGCTGCTTTATACATTCGATTTGTATTATTTAATAAAAGTTCAAACGCCATTCCTCTATTTGCATAACCCATCTAGATCACCTACTTTTCATTTTAAGATTCCACGTTTTACAAATATATTTCTCCATGCAGCTGTAACTCTATCTTTCTCAAATTTTTTAGCACGTTTATTAATTGCTTTTTTGAGTTTTCTTTTCTTACGATTAGTCATTTACAACCCTGCTTTCTATTTAAAAACTACAGACCTAATAAAACACGTTTCTTTTCCTTTCTAAGGACTTTTAGCATCTACATAATTAATTGTATTAGGAATGAAAAACACCTTAGTTCTCTCTAAATCTGAAAAGGTATTTTTCAGCAGATAGAATTAAAATAACTATTTGGTTTAATTTTCAAAATACAACCGCTTGTCCATTTCACTTTGCTCTACTAATGCATTTACTATTAGAAATACGAATTTTTCAGAGGTGAATTATATTGAACGAATTTTTATCCTCCGCAGCACTTAATCCGGGTTCAATTGGACCTACACTCCCACCTATTCATCCTTTTCAATTTCCTACTGGACCGACTGGGCCAACTGGACCAACTGGACCGACACTATTTTTCACTCCCCTTGCACCAGATCCTGAACCTATAGAACTTCCAGCAAATACAAATAACTTTTTAATTATGGAAGTCTTTGTCCCTATTGAAAGCCCAAATGATAGAGTCTTATTAAACGCAACAATCGGCACTGACCTTGTTATTCATACCCCATCTGATGGAAGCACATCCTTTACTGTGGATGCCATTACGTATCAGTTATTCCGTAATAATGTGTTACTAACTAGTTCAAGTGTATCCGGTAAATATCAAGTCGGTAGTAGTATGGATATAACTTATCCTTTTAACTCCACATTTACATGGGTAGATTCCCCAGGTGACCCAGTAACACCGCCAGACCCAATTCATTATCGTATAGTTGCGAATATAGGAGATCTTAGTGAGACTGTATCATTTGCTCTAGTCGGAAATCGTGGGTTTTCTGCTATAAAATCCCCTGGCGATCCAATTTAATTAAAAATAGCAATTACTAATCTCACTATGAAATGTAAATATTTATCTTCTATAATTAATTGAACAGTTAGCTTTGCTAGCTGTTCTTTTTCTTTAAAATAATATTTTTATTCAAAATCTATTAAAATTACTATTTTGCTTATTCAACAAATTTAGTAAATCCTCCATAGATAATTCATATAATTGTCTGCCATCATCAGCTTTATATATTTGATACTTATCTATTAATTGGAATATCATTTTTTGTTTCTTATCTCGGTATCTATCTAACGTCCTAAACACAATCATAATTACTAGTACGGAAAATATTGAAAGTGCAAACAATTCACTTCACCCTGCCATGTCTCCTTTAAAAAACAATGGCTCTAAATCTTCTGCAACAACTTGATATGTTTTAGTAGAATTAACAACGCCTACCGTTACAATGTCTTCATCTTGATATAATACTGTTAGTGCATTTACATCATCCGTTACCCAGTCACCTGTAATAAACTTACCTGGGACTCTTCCTTTACGTCTGAATACTTCACGCCAACTTTCCATATCAATTTCTTCTGCAGTAGCCAAACGGCACTGATTTATATGATTGAATCCCCATTCTCCTTTAATTGAACCTTCACTTTGCCAAAATCCCCATAACGCCATTTTGTTATGAACGTTATTTTTAACCGCCTTTTCAACCTTTGTAATTTGTGGACCATCTTCCAGTTCACAAACAACCCATTGTCCTTTTAATTCCTTTTGATTTGCTATTTGTAAATTCATTTATTCTCGCTCCATTCCGCTTGCCCTAATGTAATAATCATTTGTTTCTCCAAAACATTTCCTATCACAGCATTCATCCATAAATTAGGATTAATTTTTCTCTTTAAAAATTCTATAACTGTGATTAACTCTTGTGTAGATAATGAAACAAATTGACCTAAAGGCTCTTGATTGAACTTACCACCACGTTTTTCAATAGTTAGAACCACTTCGTTTTCAATAATGTATCTTTCTGCAGTTACTAAATTGAATTGACGGACCTTCACACGACCAAACCCTTTTATTAATTCACTTAGCAAATCACAGATCAAACGAAAATCTAACACTTTTAACGTTTGCTCTATTTGTCCACTACAGCTTTTACACAATGTTTTCTCTAACCCATCAATATACATATTTCTTTCATCGGTAGGAGGAATAGAATTACCACAAATATCACACCATTCCCCTACATCAGCAAAGATATCTAGCATGCTAATCGCTCCTATGATTTATATTTGTTTAACACTTCTTGCAATCTCTCACGCTCTTCATCGGTAGATTGTGAGTTTTGTTTTTCTATTTCTTTTTTTGTTGGTTCTACATCTTCACGTAACCATTCTGGAACAATTTCTTTTCTATTCGAACGCCCCATACCTGATCTATTAAAATTTCTGTTCTTACTCATTTCAAAACGTCTATCTAATGCAGTAACATCATCTAACGTTTTTACTTTTTGTTTTTGCCAATTCTTCATTATCGCTTTTATGTAATTCCATTTAGGTGCATTCTCATCGATGGCTTTATTAGTTGCATGTAAAATTAACTCCCGACCAAACAAATCACAAAACTCTCCTAGTTCTGTAATTGCAATTTCACTTAAAGGAATACCTTTCTCTTTTAAGAAGTTGTAACTGATTTTAAATTCCTCATCGACTAATACATGAGATTTGGATTCATCCTTATCATGATGATGATTAGTATTTGGTATATTAGTATTTAGTTTATTAGTACTTGGTATATTAGTATTTAGTAGTTCGGGATTTTCCACCGGAGGATTTCCCACCGGTGGGAAATCCTCCGGTGGCTCTTCCACTGGTGGAAAATCCGCCAATGGCTCCACTTGCGGAACTTCATGAATTACGGTTTCCCAACTGACAATTTTATTGTTATCGTTTCTGATTGGAAGGCGTTGTAAATATCCGTATTCTTTTAACTCCTTCATGCCGCTTCTTAAACTATCAAGACCATCTTTCGCGTGTGTAGCTAACTCTTCTCTATAAAATACCCAATCATCCGGAAGTGTAAGGATATACGCTAAAATACCTTTCGCTTTCCATGAAAGCCTTTCGTCTCTTAAACCGGTATTATTTACGACAGAATAATTTTTGGTCTTTTCTACTCTTACGATTCCCATATTCCCTACCTCTCCTATTTGCAAAAAATCAATAAATTGCTATAATACATATTATTGTTTTTACTTTAGGACCCGTTGCAGCGGGTTCTTGTCTTATGCATTCCTTCGAATTGCTTCAACAACTTCTTTTCTTCCTCCTACAGCTTCCAGACGATCTGCTACATCTAAAACATCTTTACTCTCCTTAGAGGAATCTTTTTTCATTTTCTTAAAGTACATAGCTGATAACTCTTTTGATATTTCTAAATCTCGTTTGATTTGTTTCTGATATAAAGCATGTAGTTCAACATAAGCGTTCTTGTTACCATTTCGATTTTCTTGTTCCATTTGCTTATATAAAAGCTGCTGATTGCGCATGCATTCTCTACGCTCTTCTTCTAATTCCATAGCCTTCTCTAGATGTTTTGGAAGAACTCTGTTTTCTGTACCCATTGTTTAGCACCCCTCTTTCAAGGTGATCACTTTCATCAAGCCTTCGCTCGATAAAAGTACCCCCTTTGTATAATCCATACATAAATACTGCAAACCCCAAACCAAAGATACAGACGTTTTTCACACTTTCTACTTCTGTAATGTCCATTAGGCTAAAACAAACACCTTTTTAGACTCTATTTCTTGCGCCAATTCGTTGTTTAAGTACTCTTTAATGTTATTCATCGCTTCAAGCTTCCACGCTCCACCATCAGCTTCAAATAAGCCACAACGAGCACCTTCACGCATTCTAAATACAAACTTACTCTCTGGTTGCTCGACCTCTACAAATGTTCTATATGGACTTAACTCTACTGGATTTGGCACTTTTACATTTTCCCTGTTAGCAACACTTGTTTTTGCTGTTACTGCCTGTGATACACCATCATCACCAATTTCCTTAACCGCTCCTTCTACAACAGTTCCTACTACTTTTAAAACAATGTCACGATGTGTGTTTTGTACAAAACCTGATTGCAATGCGATATTAAATTCTTCCCTGTCATGAAAATTACTGAAACCAAAACGTGGGATAGATGCCTGCGCTTGAATATATACACTTCGTCTTTTATCACCATTAACTGCCGTAAAGGCACTCACTGTTGTCGGGTTCTCAATATGAATCATTAAAGACTCTGCTGTATCAAATTCTGATTTCACATAACTTACTAAACCAGACAAACTGCGTAATACAATTTCAGCTGGTGTTGGTTCTTGCACAAGATGTAAGCGCTGCGTTGCATATGTTTGTTCACCAATTTTATGTGTTTCAACTGTTCCAATTTCTAATACTTTTTCAATTGCTTCTTTTGTCATAGTCATTTTATATATCCCCATTTCTTAATTTGATTTAGTTTTTAAATAATCGATTACTACCGTTTGCTTATCTGCAGCTTTGTTGTGTTCAACTACTTCTGCTTCTTCCACAGGTTGTCCAACATCTGTTCTTACATCACCTTGTAAATCCATGAAGTATTGACCTTTGAGTCCAGAAGCTAATTCTTGCCCAACTAAATTACCGTTCTGATCCATATCTAATAGAATTTTAGATTCAACAGCTTCTGTTGGTGCTAGTTTTGAAGTTGCTTGAATCTGGCAATTCCATACCTCTCTCTTCTGATCTCCAGAAAACGAAAGCGTTACAACAATTTTCCTTGCCTTTTTAGGGTCAGTATTTAAATCATTCATATTTTCCATTACACGTTCAAACTCTTGATGAAACCTTTCAGACAGTGCCCCATCAGCAAATGTATTTAAATCAATCATGAATTCCATTTCTTCTCTCACCTAAACCTTTCTTAATTAAAATTCAACATCCACTTGCACTTCGATATTCATAGGTATTTCTTGCGTTACACGAATTGATTTTTGACTTACTCCTTTTTTAATCAACTTTTTAACTTCTTCTTTTGCAGCATCTTTTGTATTGAATTCGCTGATACCTGGAAAACCTGCGAAATTACTAGTAATTACTAAAATTTTTTGTTGCATGTTACTTCCTCCTATTGCACTTCCGCCATGTGTATTTGTGCATTTGTAGCCGCGATTTCTTCATCTAAAATTGTTGGAACTGAATATTCCTCATTAATAATTTGAATTGTTCTATCTAAATGGTGACGTTTGATAGCTTTATAACTATTCACACCAAACTCTCTATGCAATTGACTATAAATATCGCTATATAGCTTTCTTCTAATACCTATATCCTGATAAGCATTAGAATCTTTTCCGCCCAGTAGAAGAACTCCTAACTTTCTTACAGCTTTTGATATTTCATCACACTCAATAGCATACAGTGGAGCATTTTCCCGCAAATCCTTAACTTCAGACTTAATCTCCTGAATTTCCTGAGTATGTCCTTCTAAAGCTTGAAATGTTAGCTTTAAAACACCCATTGGATCTTTAGGTACTTTTTGTTGATTTTGTATGTGTTGTTTCATACGCTTGAATTCTTCGATAAATTTAATTTTCAATCGAACAGCTTCTTTTGTGTTGTAGCTCATTACAACTAATGTAAATGCTTCTTCTGTCAAATCGATTTTTGGATAACACCGCCCTCTATTTTCATATGTTCGCTCCTTAAAATTTAGGAGCGAAAATTCTACCCCTGCATAATCCATTTGAGTTTTGATATCAGATATAACATTGTCATGACGTTTATTAAATACTTCTGCAATCATCAAACTATCTGTAACAACTTTCCCGTTACTTTCAAATACCAGCTCACTATGTATTGGCATTTCATTCACTGCAGCTATTTGATTCATTTAAATTTCCTCCTGACTATAAACTTGGAATGACCTTAGTTTTATTCACGTTGCGATGTACCAAATGTAATTTGTTACTTACTTTTTTGAATATTAACCAATTATCAGGGTTTAAATTATATGATTTGATATGGACCTTTTCCTTCTTCGTTGGATTTTTACCATTTTTCATTTTTATTCACTCCTTACAACTCATCGAAAAATTCAGAAAGAAATTCTTTCATTTCTCTCGCCTTAAATAACCAGCGATTATTTTTTTGTTTTGCGAATTTTTGTACACGAGAATCACAAACGACATATTCCATTAACCAGTCATAACTTCGACTTGTTTCGTATTGAAGTCTTTTCATATCCCACCAAGTACCAACTCCCATATCCGACAATCTTTCATTAACCTGACGAGAAACTTCTTTTTGTAAGTAAGTCTCATCAATAACAACTTGCACAGTTGCTGTCATTAACAAATCTCCTCACTTTCCAACATTCGATTTATTTTTTCTCTTACTTTTTTTCCTTCTCTTTTACCGTGCAAAATATCAGAGAGATATGGACCAGAAACGTTTAACATTTTTGCTAATTCTCCTTGTTTCATTTCATTAACAAATAGCCACATTTTCACTTTCTTACCAAATGCTTTATCCATACCTGCACCTCCTTCTATACATTTAGCTAATTTTTCAGCTTTCTATTGACTAATTCTATCCGATTAGATAAAATCAGAGCATAGCTAAATAAACCAAATTAAATTACCTTTAAACGTTGAGGGACGTGCTATATAGGTTTAATTTGTTATGGTTTCACGGCTAAATAATTAGCTTATGAACATAGTTTAATATCCAATCGGATAAAAGTCAACACTTTTGTATCCAATTGGATAGAAAGGTGTTCGTAGCTTTAATAAGGGTGATTTGTATGTCTACATTCAACATAATTAAGGAGCTTGCGAGCAAGAAAGGAATATCACTATCCGATTTAGCAAAGCAGCTAAATATGGGAGAAAATTCACTGTATAAGTGGAAAACGCAAAAACCTGCTATTGATAAACTTCAACAAGTGGCAGATTATTTCAACGTTAGTGTTGACTACCTATTAGGTAGAACTAACAAAGAGTACTGGGAACTTACAGAGAAGGATGAAAAAGATATACAAAAGAAATTAGAAGAATTAATAGAAGATATGAGTAAATCGGAGGCTCTTGCTTTTTCAAAAGACTCTGAACCTATGTCAGAGGAAACTAGACAATTTTTAATTGTCTCATTAGAAAATTCTCTTAGATTAGGAAAGCAAATGGCTAAAAAGAAATTCACACCAAATAAATACAGAAACGAAAAGTGATAGGAGCGGATCTGGTTGGTTTCAAAACAGCAAATCAATTTAGCAATAGATAAACTACTTAGACAATATAGCACCAGGGATCCATTTCTTATTGCTGAAGAAAAGGGAATTGTGGTCATTACAGAAGACTTAGGAGATATTTTTGGATACTATCACAAAATATCTCGTATCCCCTTTATTCATATTAACGAACGACTATCATATCAAAATCAAGTATTCACCTGTTTTCATGAATTAGGACATGCTATCTTTCATCCAAATGAAAATACCCCTAAATTATCTACGGTATCACTTTGTTCTGAAATCCGTATAGAAGCTGAAGCAAATTATTTTGCAACAAGATTTCTTATAGATGGAAGTCATCATAATTACTACATACAAACCAAACAAGAGTTATTACAGCATTATGGAATACCTAAACAAATGGAAAGATTCATTTGAAGTCCACTATATATTTTTACACATTAAAAAAAAACATTCTTTAAAAATAGAATGGAGTGATTACAATGGCGAGTTTTAGAAAACGTAAGGACAAATGGGAATATCGTGTGAGATATAAAGAGTTAGGGAAGTACAAAGAAACATCTAAAGGTGGATTTAAAACAAAGAAAGAGGCACAATTAGCTGCTGCTAAGGTTGAAGAAAAGTTAGCTAGCGGGATTGGCATAAACATTAGTAATTTAACGTTCAACACTTATATGTATGAATGGCTAGATACTTATAAAAAAGGAACTATTTCTGAACAAACATATAAAGTTTATAAAAAGAATATTCGATTGTATATATTACCTGCATTTGGTAACATAAAATTAAAAGATTTAACACGTGTTAAATACCAAAAATTTATAAATGATCTTCTAAAGAAACTTAGTAAGCAAACGGTTTTACTGATTAACTCTACAATGCACAATGCATTGGAAATAGCGGTTAATGAACTTGAAATTCTCACTAAGAATCCAACAAATAAAATTAGTATCAAAGAACTTAAGGTAATTGACAATCGAAAAAAAATTAAATGCTTTGACATTGATGAATTAGAATCATTTTTAAACTACGTTTTAAATGAACAAGCTACTTTTAAATACTATTCTCTATTTATGTTTTTATCGAGAACTGGCTTACGAATCGGAGAATGTTTGTCGTTACAATGGAATGATATAGAATTTGAAAAAAAACAAGTCTATATCAACAAAACTTTAATTACCACTCAAAGAAATCAATCTATAAAATTCGGACCACCTAAAAATAAAAGTAGTATAAGAACACTTACTTTGGATGCTTCTACATTAGCACTTTTAAAGACGATAAAAAAAGAACAAGCTAAAAGCACCTTAAAAAACGGAAAATATTATAAGGATTATAACTTTGTGTTTACCAATGAAGATAATTCTTGTATGTTACAAGCTTCGACGCTAGCGTTTTTGAAAAAAGCATGCAAAAATGGTGGCTTCGAATACATTACATTACATGGCTTCAGGCATACACATGCTGTACATCTGTTACAAAGTGGAGCAAATATAAAATATGTTTCTGAGCGCCTTGGACATACCACTATTAATATGACAGCAGATGTTTATCTACATGTAACAAAATCTATGGAAGAAACCGCAGTGAATCAATATGATGATTTTTTAAAATCTCGTGGGCAAATTGTGGGCAATAGTATTTAATAAGGCGCAAATACCTCTTGTTATAGGTGGATTTAGATGGGTATAATGATAATAATTCATTTTCATTATTTGTTGCTACCCTTTTGCATTCTGGCAGTAATGTGAAATGAGAGAATTTCCGCTGAAATTCTTTAAATAGATATCCTTTCTCCTTTACTTTTATACCTAGCTTTTTTTTAGTACCTTGCACTTTATATATTCTCTCATTATACGGAAGTAATACTCTTCTATTTGTTCCGACAATATAATCTTTCGGATATTGGACAATATGGTCTAATTCAATTTCTCCACCTATTTGAAAATCATCTTTTAATGTTCTAAATAACTTAATCCATTTCATACCGTTTGTAGCTTGTTGTACTTTTAACTTTACAAACCGCATTTTTTTATTATCTGATGCAAATTCTGAAGTAGAAATCAATATCATGCCTCGTTTTCGTCGCAAAAGTAAAGGGATATCGGGATGGTTATATTCTTGGTAGAATCTCCGAATACCTACTGTAACCTTTAATAATGGAATATTCTCACCACCACGAGTTATACATTCAAATCGGTATACATAGGCGAAAAAGTCTTGTGTTTTTTCATCTTTAATCGGCTCTGACATTGCCTCACAAATATTTTGTGATCGAAGTGGAGAAAAATAGATTTCTTCATTTTTATTCTCAATTCGTATAGGTTGTACACAAAAAACATGTGAAATTAATGCGGGTACCCATTTAGAAAACGTTTCACTATCATGTAATACTGTTACATTCGAAATCAAATCGTCATGCCATTCATATTTTGGCGGTTCCATTAATTGATTCGGTTTCCAATCATGAATGACCTCATACCAACTTTGAAATATATAATCAAGTTGTTCTTGCCTAATTGGTTCTTTTGACACAATCCATGGCGTATTTTCATTTAATACATACGGATTATGCTGAATAAACAATATATCAGAAAACATATCATACAATCTTTCATTTAAACGCTTTAACTTACTAGTTAATAAAAATGTCTTATAATGTATCTCTACAATGTCTAGCCATTCAATAGGAAAATATATAAATGAGACATGTTCCTTTAAAAGTGGCTCTACTATATTTTTAAATGTTAATAACCGTAATTTTTCCATGTATTGAGTACTTCCTCTCTTCATTTGTCTTGATTATCAAAAAATGAGAAATAACAATTACTTAATCTAATCAATTTAAAACTAACTATCTAAAAGAAGAATTTAAAACTATTTATTAGAATAATACGTTATTAAAGAAACACTTTTAAAAGTTACACGTAATTATCATATACATCACCCCTAACATCTCAAACATATTACGTACACATTATATACTATATATTTATATACTGTATTTATATTTTACAATAATTTTACAAAAAACAAATATAAAAAAAGTATTGCCTATACTTACTAGCAATTCCTCTATTCTTTATCCAATTACGTCTCACTTTATTAAGCCTAAAAATGGTGATTTACCACGTTTAGACAAATACTTCTTCGAAAATACAGTGTTTTATAACGAACAACCGTATTGTGAATTAGTCAGCGCTCAATTTTTCGAATTAGACATTTCACCTTGTCCTACAGAATTAAACTAGCCATTTGTAACTAATAGAATTTCTTATTGTTCAAAATTGACCTACTTAAAAATTAAGTTGATGGACATGCGGTCTTACCCTTATTAGTATGACTAATAATGCTATAATCACTCATATAAATCCTGAAACCAGTAAAATTTTAGTTAGCTTCTCACATATAAATTGGACAAGCATACGCTATTGTATACCCCCCACTCATAGAAAGATAGAATGTATTAATTTTCTCAATTCACTAATGGAAAAACCTTAATAAAAATATCTTCATATTTATCGAATATAGTTTTGAATTCTTATAAACTATATAATTTTGGAGTTGGTTCATACGTTACAAAAAACTGATCGTATTATCATTATGGTCCCTCCACTTTCACAAGTGTTTGTTACATTTTTCTCATCATTAGGAGAACCTATTTCATCACAAATTTTGTCTAATACATCTCCATACCCTGTATCAATGTTTGCACTTAATGAACTTGAAAGTGAATTATTTGAAGTCGAGTTAAAACCAATACCACCGCATTAAATCCAGGTTCAATTGGACCTACCGGTAATACGGATCTACCAACATTAATTCTTACCGATAGGGTAATTGACACTGGCGTACTTACTATTTCTGGTGGAGCAACAAATACAATTACCTTTACTATCCCAATCACTTTAATAACAACCGCGACTATCGAAGTTTCAGCATTTTAATAAAATTTTATTAACCAGCCTATATTTTTTAGTACGTACACTCTCAAAAACTTATTATGGACTTCTAGATATATCGGGTATCAAAATTCCTTGAATACATTATCTATCTTTGATATCACGAATGATTTTATGAGTATTCAGTATTAGTGTTTTCTATATGATTAAGTCTATATTTGAAGGTGACATATCAGCGATATTTTTTATCTATTTCTTATATGTGTTAGTAAGTTCGTTTGCAAACTTGTTAGCACTTTTTATAATTATTCTATTAATCATATATAAGAATTTTTATAAATGAAGTAAATTTCTTAGGACATGTATTCGTTTTACAAATGAAAGAAGACATCTCCTAAAATTGGAAATGTCTCTTTTAAATTAATAAAACAATTTTGGTTGTATTTCTTTATTTTGATCAGTTTTTTCACCAATAAATTATGTAGTTTCAGTACTTGTACTACAACTTGTCGAGTATAAAATCGGTATACCGCATATTGCATCATTCATTACATCACGAAAAACTTTTGCAGCGACTTCTGTGAAAGTTTGACACAGATTAGATATATCATCATTAAAAAACTGTATTACTTCTGCAGAAAAAACTGGAAAAACAACATTCGCTCCACCCGAGAACTGCGGCTGTACAACAACTTGTACAAGTTCAAAAGCGTCTAAAGGATAAGGAATTGGATTTACAATCCCATCCCCAATAACACTAACAATAATAGTTACATTGCCAAATTGCACTGTAGGTTTAAGAAGTGTAGCTAATGTAATCGCTTTTTCAAAATCCGTAGTTTGTACTAAAATAATAAAATTTCCATCAGTCGGTATTAGCGGACCTACTGTTACAGTTGGATCAGCTCCTACTGAATTTCTAAGTTCATTAAAATATGTGATCCATGGCGGTGAAAGTTGAGGTTGTATATGCTCGTCCATTCTTTTTCCACCTCCTTTTGTAATTCTTAATAAGATAATATGGATAAAACTCGATAGTGTATTAGACATATATATTATTTTTCACTATTATTTTCATAAACTTACCATATCAATTTGGGAATTTTGTACGCTTAGAAAACCATTTAGACACATTTACCTAATTATTGTACGCCAATAATATAGTTGTGGAGAATTTACAGATAGAGGATTTAGAAAGAGCAAGAGGACACAGCTAATTAATCATGAAGATACATTGTGTTAGATGAGTAAATACATAGGCTTCATTTGTAGTAGTATAGTATGTTTTTCCTTTACTGTTATGTACTTTATACTGTGGCGAACCATTGACACTCACTTTTGCATCAATTATAAATCCCAATCCTGTATCTACAGAACCAGCTCCATCTTTATCCTGCTAAGATGGAGCATTATAGAAACGTAGATTGTCTACTCTGCTTTTTAATCTATTAGGAACAGATACTTCTGAAAGAAATCCACTATATCGTAGCAGGAGTTATATTCACAGCTGTAATTTTACAAGTTGAAATAGCAAACCTAACAGTTGTAGTTGGATTTATAGGTAATGTCCCTAGTACTATACCAAGTCCCGTTTGTTCCACGTTAAAATCCGCTGCAATAGAACCATTACTTGCTAAAAGACTCACTGTAGATCCAATAAACGCATCCAGTAACTGTCTAATTGGTCGTTCACGACATTCACACTCGCATCCTACATCGGTAGGTGGAAGTAATGTTATAGGTGGTCCTGGTGGTAAAAAACCTACTCCTGTTACATCAGAAATATTGACCACAAAGGTTGTAGTGCCATCTGTAACTGTAACTAAAAAATCATTCACGGAAGTGATAGTAAATAGAAAGAAAAGTGGGGGCGTGTTGGGTGTGTCTGCAATAGTGCCAAGAATAACAGTTTCTCCAATAAGTTGTTGTAAAACGCTTTGCATAGGTAAAACACAGCAATCACAAAGACAACCTTCAGTTGCTCCTGTCGGGCCTGTGTCTCCTGTTGGACCCGTTCCTCCCGTTGGGCCTGTCCCTCCTGTTGGACCCGTTCCTCCCGTTGGGCCTGTCCCTCCTGTTGGACCCGTGGGACCGGTTGGTAAAGTAAATGGTGGGATTGGGGGAAGTGTAGGGCCAATTACATTTGGATTTAATGCATTTGCTTGAAGTATCCCATTTATCTTTTGTATTTCATTTTTATCAAACACATAACTACCTCCTATGATTGTACTATATTGTAGTAATACAGTTATCTTACATACACATAAACTTCATTAATCGTAATATAATATGTTTTCCCTATACAATGGTGCACCTTAAATTGTAGTGAACCGTCCATATTTACCTTTCCTTCAATTGTATATCCCTCACCTGCATCTACGAAACCTGCCAAGATGGAGCATCATAGAAACGTAGATTATTAACCTTAGAAACCACACGCTTCCCTACAATAGATGAATCAACTGTACTTTTCTTATTAAACTGCACATAAGATGGATCGTTCTTAATCCACTGATCCCCACCAAGATTTAACCAACCATCCCTTTCAGCCCGCACAAAATAAATGAAACTTTAAGTAGTCAAGTGGATCTTCATAATCTGTTCCACCAAGGTATTTCGTTACATCATAGTGAGTCCATAATCCTTTTTCTACAGATAATCTAAGGTCACGTAAGATTTTAGCTAGTAACTTAACATATTTATCATAGCTGCGTTTGAATTTTGTATAGTCCACTGTTTCGCATAACTCTACATGTACAAATCGTTTATTAGCAGCAGTACCTCCACCATAAGCAATGGACTTTGTATCTGCGATTTGGATTATTCCATTCCAGTCAACCGCATAATGAACGAACGCGTTTCTCCATCTTCTTCAAAACCAGTACGCATTATCTCTTCCCATGAAGCTACAGACTTTGTTAAATCTGTTTCGGGATAATTCATCCGTTTTGTTATAAATTCTTCACGGTTTGAAGGATTATTCTCTAATTGTTTATATTGAGTTAATACTTTTTTAAATAATTGTTTAGCATAAGAACTTCTCGGCTCGCTAAACATCGGATTCGCTTTGTCCCATACATCAGGATTATCAATTTCTTCTGGATTATCTATTTTGCAAATGAAAGGAAACAATGGATCTTCTAAATCTTTTCCTTTTAGAATGTTCATTGCTCGCTCTTTCGTCTTGTCCAGGAATCCGTCGCGGACAAAGCCATCTGTACCAATAAAAAATTCTCTAGCATTTGGCACTTTTCCAAGTCCACTAGAGAATACATTTACTACATCAAAGTTTTCATATCTGTGTATTTCATCGTAAATAACACAACCGTCACGAAGCCCATCCTTAGAACCAGCATTAGATGTATGATATTGCATAATGCTTTGAGTATCGTTACTCAGTATCTCTACCTTAGTTCGATAAAACATATCTTCTAGTATTTCTTTTCCTTTAATAGCATCATAGACTTCACGAAAAGAAACTTTAGCTTGCTTCTCGTTGTTAGCCACAATTGAAACATTGTAGCGGTCTATTCCGTGTAGTGGACTAATAAAGAAATGACATAATGATGAAATCAAACCATTTTTACCGCCACCACGAGCCATCATAATTAGAAACTGCTCGTAAAAAACCGAATCGTCTTCTTCATAAAAAAGAAAAACAAAAGCGGTTAAAAACTTCTGAAATGTTTGTAATTCAAAATACCATTTCTCTGTAAACTTTATATAATCATCATGCATTTCATTATCGAAATACAGATCATCACGTATTAAAATGTATTTCTCTAGGTAATCAATTAGCATTATGCGCTCTTTATTTAGCTTAATTTTTCCCGCTCGATACATTTCAATATATTCAGTTACATATTCATTTTGAATCATGTTAAATCTCTAGCAGAGCGCACAGGTTTTGAAGGAACTTTCTTTTCTTCTGCCGATGCTTCTAATCCAAGTGCATCTAAAATCTTTATCATTCGATCGTTAGTTTTATGTAAATCATTAATAGAAGGATTGGATTTCGGACCGTGCATGCCGGATACTTTTATTCCTGTTTCTTCAATATCATCAACAAGAATACATTTTAAATCCCACAGCGATAAATAATCTTGAATTAAGTCAGCATAATGATTACCTACAATCTTTTTTTCTTTCAATTGATTTATTAAATCCTTTTCAATCCTTTTTCTCATTGTTTCACGCTTCACTCTAGCCACAATATCCCTCCCTTCTGATTTACATCGTTTTCCAATTTGATATAACGCGCGAATTTACTTATAAATTTAGAAAATCGACCCCCTCCTCCGGTGCCCCTAAGACGAATTTTTCATGAAATATTTTAAGGGGGGGTGTTATTTTTAAATTGTTTTACCATTTTTCATCATGTTCCCATTTATTTTGTTTTTTTTCGTAAACTCTTCCATGTTCTTTGTTATGGCAATTAACACAGACGGTTTCAAGGTTATCTATTTCTAATGCAAGATCAGGATGATGCTCAAGCTCTTTGATATGATGGACAACAAGCTGTATCTTCTTACGCTTTGCACTCTCACTGTATTCATTGGTGTCTGTTTGAACACGACCATTTCGTTTACATTCCTGACACTCATAGTTGTCTCGCTTCTTTACTTGTTCACGTAATTGTTTCCAAGCTCCACTATCATAGAACTTACGCTTCTGTTCTTTTGTTTTAAACTCTTTCAT